TGCATTTGTAAAAAATCTCATTTGATTATTAGCATGGTCATAATCAATAATACCACGATACTCATCATCTCCAGACGTTCCATCAGAAAAATAAATAGCACCATTGCTAGACGTACCAGACCTTATAGTGATCCCACTATTACTAGTATCTGCAATTGTAAACTGACTAGCACTTGCTTCCCCCTCGACAGTTGTGCCAATCATTACCCTTTCTGAACTATCTATTGTAATTGCAATGGCATCTGCATTGTCATCTATGCCTAGTGACGTAAATGCACCAGCAACAGTTAGAGAAGATGCCATGTCTACTGCACCATCTATGTCCACAACATTAAGATTAGTTGTTCCATTTACATCAATAGCACCTGATATATCTAACTCTGTTGCAATAATTTTATCATTAAATGTTGCGGCACCAGCCGCAGACATATCAATAGTAAGAGCAGTAATTCCAGAACCACCATCATTACCCCTTACAACAAAATCTGCATCTGATGGGCCTACTGTAATTCTGTATGAAGTGCCAGATACATTACTATGAGTAGCAATCGTAGTGCCATCGTCTTTAAATAGTATATCACCACCGTCTGCGTCTAAAGTAATATCACCTGCGACATCTATTGTCATATCACCAGATGATAAGGCTATAGTTGTTCCATCAATATTAAAGTTATCAATGTCAATTCCTGCATCTGATGTAATCTTACCTGTGGATACAATAGTAGAACTATTAGTAATAGCACCATCAACTTGTAAAGTAGATGCCATGTCCACAGCACCATCTATGTCTACAACATCAAGATTGGCAGTACCTGCTACATCTATTGCACCAGAAAAATCTCCTGTCGCTGCATCAAGTTCACCTGATACAGTAAAGTTTCTTATACCTGTGTAATCTTTGTTTGAATCTAATATAACTGCTTTTGATGCAACAGCAGTTCCTACAGCAGTACTACCTATATCTAATGCGTTAAGTTCTCCTACTACTGCTGTGATACCATCTAAGGAATTTAACTCTGCGGCAGTTGACGTGACACCATCTAAAATGTTTAGTTCGGCTGCTGTGGATGTTACACCGTCAAGAATGTTTAACTCTGCTGTTGTAGAGGTCACCCCGTCTAAAATGTTTAGTTCGGCTGCTGTGGATGTTACACCATCTAAAATGTTTAGTTCGGCAGCAGTTGATGTAACACCGTCTAATATGTTTAACTCTGCGGCAGTGGAAGTTATAGTTGTGCTTAATATGGATAAAGCATCTGTTTCTAAAACTCCGTCAACATCTACGTTCCCAGATATATCTAAAGATGCGGCAGCTACCTCACCACTAAAAGAACCAGTAGTAGTATCAACGGCTGTTACTGTAATTTCAGAAGGCTGTTTTCCTAGGTATGGCATATTATGTTATCTCCATATAACTCATTATAACTGATACTTTATCTGCTACAGAGCATTGAACGTTTATTACATCTCCAGCATTTAATATAATTTTATTACCTGCCATTATTTCAACTGAAGAACCAACTGGAATTGGTATTCCTTTTACAAGATTAGCTGTTGTGTTTTGTACTTGATTTGTTTGTGTTGTTGTTGAGGCAAGACTAACTGTTGCTGTTACTTGTGCTGTGTGAACATTTGCTATAGTAAAACCTATGATTACTACTGTACTGCCACTCTGTGTTGTGTACAATGCTTCATCAGTATTTGCTGATACAGACATTACATCTCTTGTAATAACTTTAAACGTATTTGCCATTTTTTATCTCCTAATCAGCCCAAGGCAATCGCAAGAGCAGTAGCATTATTATTTGGTACTTCTGTGTTTAATTCCCCATTGGCATCTAAAAAAACAGCTTTAGCAGCCGGCAAAGTGCAAAATACTGTCCTAGTACCAGAAGACCAATTAACAGCATTGTTTGAATTAGAACTAGCTAATATTGTAGTTCTTGCAAGTGTAGTTCCAGAAGATGTAAAAGTTCCTAGTCCTACTTCAAAATCTGTATTGTCAGTGCAACAATAGTATGTGGTATCACTATTACTTAAATTAACAGTAAAAGTTTCAAAACCAGTAACAGCGCCACCTAAATTTAAAGTTCCAGTGCCCGTGGTAGTAGAAGTTTCTTTTATTCTATCTGATACTACTAATGCCATTACTTTAACTCTATTGTTAAATTTCCCGTATTAATTCTAAATATATCTCCAGATGCTATTAGTTTGCTAACATCTAATTGTCCTACAAAAAGAGTATTGCCACCACTAGACGCATCAGCAATAATTACATGCGTTATTGTGTTGTTCGTTCCACCAGATGCGGGAAACTCTATATTAGCTGCATTTTTTGCTGTTTGAGTATCTGTTGAATCTGCACCTATTGTTGTCCATCCAGAAGCTGCCACTTGTTGTCTTGCGTAGTTTGTAAAGTTTGCTTCTGTAACTGAGCCTGTTTCTGCTGTAGAAACAGCTGTAGCAAGCCCTACATAAATACTGTCTCCCGGACTAGAAAAACTTAAAGAATTGTTTTTGAATATAAAATGTAATATTCTTCTCTCTAAATAATTGGTTGCCGCATTTGCTGTCGCCATAATTTACTCCTAAGTTCTTGGTGCTTTTGGTAAACCTTCAGAATATGAATCTGTATTCTCTCTAGCTTCCCCATAGTCTTTAAGTCTTTTTAATTGATCCGTGAATCTTTTTTCGTACTGTTGTATTAGATCAGGCTCACCTTTCATAAATATATACGCATCTACTAAAGATCCAAACAATAAAGCAAATGGTGCATTAATACTTAACCATGTTGTTCCTGTATCTGCGCCAGCCGTTAAACTAGCTGGTCTATAATAATAATGTAATTCTATTGCATAATTACTGTTAGGTGTAGGGGCAACCACAAAATTATTTGCATCAAACTGAGCGTAAAACCTTGGCGTTGCTGTAGCGGAAGACGCTCCATAAGCTTCTTGTAAAAAATTAACATCTTTTTGCAAAAGAAATGTTTCACTACCAGAAGTTGTTATCTGCATAGAAAATGATGCTAAATAATCATTAGGAAGAGATAAGAACTTATCAGTTGTTGAAAGCGCTGTGATTACATTTTTTCTAAATACTTCTAGATCAACACTTTTAAATATTCTTTCTTCAGCGCTTTTTATAAAATCTGGGATATGAGAAACAAATGATGATTCTGAATTATCAGTATAATCTTGTATTGCAGTCTTTAATGTTGCTAATGTAAAACTCACTTAAGCCTCCAATGTAACCGGACCAGCAGAAACAAACTCTCCACCACCTGTAACAGAACCAGTTGTAGATGACCCAGAAACTTGGAAAGTATAAGCATCATCTGTTGTTTTAGTTATAGCATACCCTATCGCTAATTCAAAGAGGGCAACTGTTATTCCATCAAATCCAACAGTGTTTCTAAATCTTACTTGATCATTTGTAGATCTTCCGTGACTTAGTTCTTTTACAGTAATTACTGTTTTGCTATCATCTGCTGCTGCTGTAGTAAATGGATTTATGTTTAATATTCTTTCTGTAAGAGGCTCAATTCTATCTGGCCTTGCATCTAATATAGACTCATTTTCACTTACCTTTACTCTGCCTAAAAAGTTTTGAGGATGATCTGAGTCAACTATATCGTAGCCTACTTTTAAGCCTGTTTTAACTCCGTTTTGCATTTCAAAAACTAATTCATTTACAGGATATCTAAAGCCAGTTCTATCGCATATACCATAAGCATGTTTACCACTAGAGTAAGCCATTACTTTTCATCCTTACTTTTATAAAAATATTCATCGCTATCTCCATATCTACTAAGATTAAAATCATTTTCAACTTGATATTCTCTTGTGCTTACTTTGAAGTCAGGCATTAATGGTTCGTCAGGAGTTAAGCTATTGTCATATATTCTCATTCTATTATTAGGATACAAACCAAACTGCCCATTCTCTAGCTCTATTAGATTGTGAGACTTATGTTCTGCAGGTGTTTCACTTGTACTGTAATCTATAGTATTTATATCTGAATGATAATTATCTATAGTTGCTATATAAGATCCTTTTAACTTTCCTGCATCTCTTGTGTAAACTTCAAATGTCATAGACGATATAAACTGCTTGTGTATTGCAACAACACCATAGTCCATGCAATTCCAAAACTGCAAGTTATGCAAACTTAAATCATTCTCTGGTGTCTCAGGGTCTGTTGTAAAAGCACTTATTGGTAACTTATCAAACATTGCACCATACTCAGGAAGATATGTTTCAAAGTAAAACGTTCTTCCGGGCATTGATTTGCAAGTAATCCATACGCCTTTTACAAATTCACCATGACCACCTTGATGATCAAGAAGATATTCTTTTCTTACCCAGACATGAATTGCTGGTAGATTGCATATTAATTGCGACACTTAGTATCCTCTATTAAAATTCATTCCT